TCAACATCGTAGCCCTGATTGAGATACTGGTATTCTGCCTCTTCCTTGATAGGGGGAGAGTTAAGGGAGAGGAAGTCAGGAACAAGGGCGCTGATGTCGTATCTGGTATAGGCTTCATAAGACGGAATATCCGCCTCCAATCTGCTGTAAAGATACTCATACATAGCAACATTTCGGACAGAGTACAGATAATCTCCCGTGAAATGAAGTCTGACACGATCTCCAACGAAAATACCGTCCTCTTTGATAAAGCCCCTGTACGGCACGAAAACCTTGTCCGCAGAGAGATTTACCATTCCGATTTTTACCCATGCCTCCAGTTCCTCGTCGTACTTCTCGACATACATAGTGCCGTTTCCGTCCGCCTCGAAATAATATGACTTGACATCCGACGCCTCAAAGTAAAGATCCTCGAATTTCTCAATGGGAGTAAACGATGATTCCTGCACCTTGTTTTCCATAGGCTTGTGGTTTATGACATAGGCACTTGTTACAGGTCGAATAGCGTTGACCTGTAACAAGGCTCTATTTACCGCAAAAATAAATCTATCGTCGTCCTCCAGCGAATCCTCAAATCCTAACTGTGCCACAGATTTGTAGAGTTCAGATACGGTCATATTACCCTCCTGTAAGACGCGTCAGGCGATTAAGCCGTGATCTTGGTTGCGCCCGTAACAGCCTCCGCAGAGTTTACGAAAAGGGCAATGTGCTTCCAAGTGGTGAAGCCCACGCCGAAGCGGCAGTAACCGTTCCAGTACATGTTTCTGGTGTGGTCGTCGATACCGTTGCGAATATCGAGAGGCACACGGTTGAAGAACATGTTTGCAAGCAGATTCTCGTTTGCCTCGGAGGACATAACCATGAATCTGTCGTCCTTGGTTTCCCAGCCGTCGAGGACAACGAGCGTCCAGTTGCCGTACTGGGTGTTGATGTCGTTGTTATGAGATCCCGTAGTTCTCTCCGAGCCGATGATCTTCTTTGCCATCATTTCCAGTCTGGGGCGGTTGCAGGGGATAATGAGAATATCGGCGGTGTAGCCCATGGTTTCGCCGTTCTCGTCCTTGAAATTGCGCATCATATTTGCGGCAATAGCAAGGTTTTCCTCAAACACTTCGGGGCTGGAAGTGATGTCGCCGTAGAAATAGTTGGACTGGGTTTTGCCCTTCATTTTCTGGGTGGAATAGGGATGGGCGCTGTTGAAGAGAGAAAGACCGTCGCCCACGGTGAGATCGACCTTTGCCTTGTTGAAGATCATAGTCTTGCTCGTACCGTTGATAAGAGCCTCTGCCGCGAGTTTTACGCGCGTCTTGTAGTACGAACGGACAAACTTTCTGGGCTTGTTCTTCATGTTCGTACCCATACCAAACTTGGCGTCGTCTGCCATCTTTCGAGTGATGGTAAACTCCTTTGCAAATTCGATATGCTCAATGGTCTTGTCGTAGGTCTTTTCCACGGAATCGTTCTCCGCGCCCTGACCTTCGCCCTTGCTCTGGAAGGTATCAAAGTCGGATTCGCCCATGATGGTTTCCGCATAGCGGCTGGACTTCTCGACATTGTAGAGAAGATCAAGGATAGTCTTGTTCTTCTCGCACTGGTTGGATTCGTTCTCAATGAGCATTTTGATCGGATGCTCAAACTTGCCAAACATCGGATCATTCTTGCCCGAAGAGGCGCTGTAAGTAAAGTTAGACATTGCTTATTCCTCCTGTTTAGATTCTGACGATGATCTCGTCACCTGCGACGGAAGCGCCGTTAAGATCAACAACGGTCACAACGCCGTTTGTGGTGGTTGCGGTTACCTGCAAGCCGTCGGTATGGAGAGTAACCTTATCTCCGATCTTAACGGACGCAGGAGCGGCAGTTACGGGTACTGCGTACACCTGATTCTTTTCGACACGGCAAACGGGGATCGTTCTCTTCGTGTCTGCGGCAGTCTTTACGCCCATAGCGATATACGCAGGGGCGGCAGTTGCGCCGCACTTGGTAAGTTTGCCAGAGGCAAGCACCAGAGCCTCGCCCTCCGCCACAGCCTCGCCGTCGGTCACTTCGAGGTATTCAGGCTCAGGTACATTCATTCTGGCATTTTCGATTTTCAAAAGTCTGAACATAGAATTTTATCTCCTTATTTCTTTTTGGTTTGGCGATACAAGGACATGATCTCCTTATCGCTCATGTTCGGGAAGAGTTCTCTGTATTCCGCCATTTCCTTTTTGGTGATCGTTACGGAATTATCCTTCGACTGTTTGGAAACAACAGGTTTGAGATGGCTCTTCGTTTCGTTGAGTGACTGTCTTTTGGTCGCAGTCGCTACACTTGCCCTGACGGTATCAGGGTTGGCGGCAATATACGCCTCCTTGGGGGAAAGCCCCTTGTCGCGGAATTGACCGAATTTCGCAAAGTTGGGGAATTTCGTTACGGAATCGTAGGCTCTGGTTTCGGGATACGCGGCGTGTACCTCGGCAAGATCAGCCTTCATTTTCTTTTCAAACTCGATAGCCTGCAAAGTGCGTACTGCCTCTGCATTTCTATCCTGTTCGGCTTTTCTGCGCAGGTACTCTTCGGGCGTGATCTCGTCCGCTTCTGCCGCAAGTTTTACCAAACCTGCCATAATATCGCCGTTGTCAACACCCAGTTTTGCAAGGGTGTCCTTGGTCTGGGATTCGAGGGCGGATAGGCGGCGTCGCAATGCCGCGTTTTCTCTGTCCTTGTCGTCCTGCTGGGTGCTTGCAGGCTCTACTACTTCCTGCTCGGCAGGTGCTTCCTCGGCATCTTCCTCGCTGGTTTCGTCCTGCTCTTCGTCGGCGTCTGCATCGTCCTCGTCGGTATCGTCCTCGGACGCGTCCTCTGCGTCTGCGTCGTCGTCCTCGTCGGGAATAATGATGTCGCCGTTCTCGTCGTACTCAAAATCTAACTCGGAATCCTCTTCGGCGTCGGTGTTGGTATCCAGATCCTCGGATACATCTTCGGCGTCGATTTCAAGATCCTTTTCGACTTCGGTATTGATGGTATCAGTCATAATCGTTTCTCCTTCTGCCGCTTATTGCGACTTTTATTTTTTACTTGTTTTTCTTCCCGTTGCGAAGATCGCTACCCTTAACGACGGTGGACTTGGGATCGCCCTTCGTCACAGGCTTGGGGGCTTTAATGACGCCGCCCTTGTTGGTGGCAAATCTGTTGCCTGCATCTTTCTTCATGACGCTATCCTCCTTTTTTCAGATTTTAGAGAAAAAGAGCCACAGATACCGAATGTTCGGTAAATGTGGCTCTCATCTCAATGGATCTCTGGCGCGTTGATTATTTGGTTTTTACGGTCTTGTAAGCGCCGCACTTTTTACATCGGAAAACCAAGCCTTCGACTTTGGAATCCTTTTCAAGCCCGACGCCCTTGACCTTTTCGCCGCAGTCAGGACAAACGATTTTCGTGATCTCGTTTTTCTCCGTCTTTTTCTCAATCGGAGTAATCAAAATAGACATAGTGCATCCCTCCTGCAAAAGATTATAGCACAAAAGTTACTCCGATTTGTCACCATTTATTCCGCTTTTCAGAGGTTTTTGGTGATGATCCTGCCGTTTACAACCTCGAATCCGCACAGTTCGGCTATCTCCGCCTTTTCAGCCTTTGTCTTGCCTTTGAGGGAGAGAATGTACCGCAGGAGATACTTTTTCGCCTTTTCAGCCGACAGACCGCGAATATCGTTGTCTTGCAGACTGTATCCCTTTGCGCAGATCAGCAACAGTTTTTTCTCCGTACTGACACCGAGGGAATTTATCGCGGCTACAACCTTTTTGCGCTTGCTTCCGCTTATGACATTTCCGCGGCGGTCTATATCACTTGTCAGCCCCTTTGTGGTTACATAGAGCAGAGCCAGATTATCCACGCCCACGACATCGGCAATAATGAGGCTGTTATTGCCTCTGTCAATGCCGAGTGCGCCTTCCAGCGCCTTGTCGTAATAGGTATCGTAAATAAAATCAATAGCCGCCGCCTTTTGCTCGTCTGAAAGCGTGTTGTACTTCGACTTTGCAAACAGGGCTTTGAGGGATTTTTCCGAGGTTGCGTAAATATCTTTGATCGCCGCTTGCTCCGCCGCCGAGAGCGGATATTCTACCTCGTCAATCGTGATCGAGGACGGAACGCTTCTGGGGATAACCTTCTGACCGTTTTTCGAGAGGATCAGAAGTTCATTGAACACAGCCTCGTCCACATTTTCGTTCATTCTTTCGCCCAGCAAAAGGCTCATAATAAACGAGGTCATTTCCGCATCGTCCTGCTCGATTGCCTTGTAGAGTTCGTTCTGGTAGTTCTTCTCATAGAGCGCGCTGTCAATCATGTACGCCGCTTCGGGATTGAAGCGCTTTGTCAAGCCAAAGAATACATTATAGACATTGCGCACGGGGATACCGAGGATTTGTCCGACAGAGTACGCCAAATTGCGTATAGCGCGGTTTTTGTCTGCGACGGTTGCTTCATTGTTTGCAAGGCTTCCTGCTAAATCGAATACACCAAAAGCACTATCCAAAAGATCGTTGAAGGCAGAGTATGTGTAATTGTCAAGATCGTATCCGTCTGTCGCTTTAGACAAAATATCAGAGAATATCGGTAAACCTCCAAAGAGGTTTCCGACGGCATCGACCAGCATTGTTTCTGCCACGCTCTCGTCCTCGTCCTGCTCCTTGTCGTAGAGCCATCGGAAGAGTTGCGCGATAGACGCCATAAACACAGCAGACAGCGCCAACGCGCTAATGGCTTTTCTGGTTTTCCGATTCGCATATTTGAGTTGCTGTTTCAGTACAGATTGAGCATCTGCATCGGTTGTTGTCTTTAATTTTGCCCTTAATACGGACATTTCTCCTATGCCGTCAATTACGCGCCCCATAACCTTTATTGCGTCGGAACGGAACATAGTCAAGGTTCTGACAATCTCGTTTCCCGACCTCGTTGCCGCTGAGCGCTCTGTTGCAATCGTGTTTTGCTGGGTTTCGAGTATCACCGTGCGGAGCAGTTTTCCTGCCTCTACCTTGTTAGCCTCCGTGCCGATCTTTGCGCCGCCGTTCTTTTGCACCTGCACCTGACAAGCACCGAACAGACGGCATATTGTAAATCTATCCATTTTCCCGATTGGCGTCATGAGAAGATCGCTGAATTTACCCACCGCGTTTGCGGCGCGCTTCGCTTTGCTATCCAGCACTCCCTCTGCCATAGCCGCTGTATTGTCGTTGTTGCGGAGTTTTGCAAGAGAACAGTATTGATCTATGCCCTTTGCCGAAACAACCATACCGCGCGTAATGCTGTCCGCGTCGAGCAGACTGGAGGACGCAAAGATCGAGGATAACTGTGTAAACCAGACCTTCGGATTTGCGCCGAGTTGGAATTTTGCATAGTTTCCACGCACACGCCCCAGAATCCTCATGCCTTCAGCAGAGGAAGCAGGGATACCCTGAATGTCGGAAATGAGTTTTACGAAATAAGTATTGCCCTTTGCCCATGTGTTCGCGCTCTCGGTTGCCACGCTGATCGGCTTGTTTTTGTTACCCGAAATATCCAGATTGTAAAGGCGGTTGTACGCCTCGACAGCAGGAGAGAGGTACGCATACTGGCATACAGCGTGGATATGGCGATTAAATACGGCGTCGGCAGATTCTATAAAGAGTTCCTGCTTTGCGCCGCGCACCGTGTCCTTGTTGAAAGAGGAATTGCTTACGCGGTCAAGTTCGCCTGCAATATCGGCAGTATCGACATTCTTTGCTATGTTGCCTCTGCGGATCGGATAATAATAGTCGTTCGTCGCATTGGTGAAGCCGAGCCTCTGCATATCACGGTCAGCCTTCAATTTGCGCGCGTCCACATTGAAAGCCTGCTCCAAGATTGCGATATATTCCTTGTCGGTATCGGTCAGGAGCGCTTCAATAGCGGACAGTTGCTCTTTGGTGTACTGTTCGAGTTCCGCATTGGTGATCTTTGCCTCTGGGCTTACAACACCGTTTACACGGACGCGCTTGCCCTTTGTGTCGGTGAAGGCAAATCCATTCGCCGCCAAACCAGCCCACGCGTGTTTACGCTTCATCGTCATATACAAGCCGATCAAGTGCATTTTGGGGATCTCTGTGCCG